CGGACCGGCGAACAACCTCTATGTGAAGCCGGAGCAGCTTTACAATGGCATCGCCAAGACGGTCGAGGCGTCCGGTCTTAAATCGGTCGATCAGTATTTCACCAATCCGACGCCGGAGGAAGTGCAGGCATACGGCCAGGCCAAGGCGCAGCAGCCCACGCCCGAGCAGGAAAAGGCGCAGGGTCAGGTCATGGTCGAACAGGCCAAGGGCCAAATCCAACTGCAGATCAAAGACAAGGAGATGCAGAAGGACGCTTCGAAAGAGGTCGCCCAGCGCGACGCCGATCTGGTCATCAAGCAGGCCGAGCTAGAGAAAGAAACGCAGGCATCCTTGCATCAGGCCACGCTTGACGCGCAATCCAATGCCGAGAAGTTGCAGGTCGAGCGCGAGAAGATCGCATCGCAGGAACGGATTGCGCTGGCGAAGATCCTGTCCGAGGAGCAGCTTAAACGTGAACAGATGGCGCAGGACCGGGAACTAGCGAGCGCCAAGATGATGCATGACGGGGCGTTGGCGGAAGCCGCGATGCGCCAGCGGTCGCAGGAACAGGTGACACAATGAGCGCCTTGCAAGTGATTGAAAATGTTTTCGGTGTAATGGCTATCGTCGGGGGCGGTGGCCTTTTGGGAATCCATCTTTGGCGAATTTGGACGACTTAGAGCATGGACCGCGATCGAACGTCGGCGGCCCAAGCCATCCTCGCAATCCCGCTGTTCAACCAGCTTATGGACGAATTAGAGGCCGGCGAGATCAACGGCGCCGTAGCAGCCTCTTATGACGATCACGAAAAGCGCCAAGGCCATATGGCCGCTGTTCGCGCCATCAGGAATTTGCGGTCACGTATCGGAGCCATCGCAAGCGAAGGCCAACCGAGTGGCGGCAGACCAGCGCCGGCTTAAGCGTCAACTTTGTCTAGGGCAACGTCGATCATGGCTTGCCATACCTTCTCCGAATATCCGGGGCCATCCGCCCAAATATCGCCTTTGTCGCACATCGCGTCGGTCGGGTCTCTCATTGCTTCGATAGCGGCGCGGGCAACACTGCCGTCGTTACCAATGCCACTTTTGGCTATGATAGTCGCGACAATCGCGGTCATAACTCTTTCAACCATCTCACTCATGTTTTGCGCCTCCAGTTTAGCCGCGAAACATATCACAGCTTCGCTGATGGAGCCATAAGGCCAACCATCCGCAAGGCGGCTTAGGCCGCAAATCCACACCTCAACAGAGGACTAGCACTAATGGCAACCGAATTGGTACCCGCCAACGAGGCGTCTCACGACGTTTCGAGCGTTCAGGCCGAACCCTCCGATGGACTCGACAACCCGCAAGACGCTTGGGATTACGCGGAGCCGGAAGAAGAAAATCCGGCCACACCCGAAACCAAGACCAGCGGGACCGATAGCAACAGCGAGACGGATGAGGCTCAACCGAGCCAAGAGGCCGAGGAACCCGAGGCGGAAACCGAAACGACGGAAAAGCCGGACAAGGCGCAAGCCGAGCCGGACGACTCTATCGTCATCGCCATGCCAGGCGGTGAAAAGCTCGAACTGAAAGAGCTTAAATCGGGATATCTGCGCGACCGGGATTATCGCCACAAGACGACTGACCTCGCAAACAAACGGCGAGAGCTTGAGGCGCTGTCAACCCGCGTGACCCAATCGGCGAACGCGATCTCTGAAGTTCTGATGTCTCAGGTGCCGAAAGCGCCTGACCAATCCTTATCCCTGACTGACCCTCTCCGGTACATTCAGGAAAAGGCGCAGCACGACGGCGCAATGGAGTTCGTCAATTCCATTGTGGAGAAAGCCACCCAGGCCAAGGAAGTCGGGAACACGCTAACGCAAGAGCAGCAGGCCGAAAGCAATCGGGTCGAGATTGCCAAACTTGCGGACGCATTCCCTGTCATCAAAACGGCCGAGGGCCAGAAGAAGTTCTTCGATTCCGCTTTGGGCGGGGCGCGAGAGCTTGGCTTTTCCGACAGCGAAATAGGCGCTGTCACCGATCACCGCATATTCAAGACCCTGCACTACGCGAAAATGGGGTTGGAGGCGGAAGCTGCGAAATCGAAGGCCGCAAGCAAAGTCGTCAACGTTCCACCCGTCGCCGCGCAGAAGCGGCCGGCTGGACCGAACGCAGCTCAGGCCCGCAAAAATCAGGACGCAATGAGGCGGTTGGCGCAAACAGGCTCGATCCAAGACGCGATGGCGGTCGACTTCGACTGAAACCCCATCATCCATAGGAGGCCCACGTGGCCATTGTTGCAAACACCTTCCAGACGACTTCGGCCGTCGGCAACCGCGAACAGTTGTCCGACGTTGTTTCCCGGATCACCCCGGAAGATACCCCGATCTATTCCATGATCGGCAAGGGCAAGGTGAACGGCGTTCATCCCGAGTGGGAAGTGGACGACCTCGCCGCGCCCGCCTCGAACGTTCAGCTTGAAGGCGATGAGTTCGCCTTCGGCGCGATCACCCCGCCCGTGCGGGTCGGCAACTACACCCAAATCCTGCGAAAGGAGTTCATCCTGTCCGAAACGCAGGAAGCGGTTGACGATGCCGGCCGCGTTCAGAAGCGCAAATACCAGAAAATCAAGAAGGGCATCGAAATCCGCAAGGACGTGGAATATTCGATCATCTCCAACGTGGCTTCTGTCGGCGGTGCAACTCGCGTTTCCGGTGGGCTTCCGTCATGGCTGGTTACCAACGTCTCCCGCGGCGCTACCGGCGCCAACGGCGGCTTTTCGTCCGGCACCGGCCTGACGGTCGCGGACACCCCCGGCACCCAGCGCGCCTTCACCAAGGCTTTGCTGGATACCGTGATGTCGTCGGCTTACACGTCGGGCGCGAACGTCAACCACGTTTTCCTGGCGCCTTACGTCAAGTCGGTATTCGTCACGTTCATGTCGGATGCCAACGTGGCCTCGTTCCGCTACACCGCGGACAGCGGCCGGAAAACCATCATCTCCAATGCCGATGCCTACGAAGGTCCCTACGGCAAGGTCTTGATCCATCCCGACCGGGTGATGGCGGTCAATGCCGGCGTGGCGAAGCGGGTTTTCCTGCTCGATACCGACATGCTCGAATGGGATTGGCTGCGCAAAATCCATGAAGTGAAGGACATCGCCAAGACCGGCGATGCTGACAAGTGCGTTTTGATCGGGGAGGGCTGTCTCCGCGTCAAGAACGAAAAGGGCTTGGGTCTGATTGCCGACGTGTTCGGCCTGACCGCCTCGACCTGATCGCTGATCTTCCTTCCCTCTGAGGGGCTGGCAATCGCCGGTCCCCTTTTCATTTTGGAGAACGTCAATGAAAGATAAGGCAAAGAATACCCCCGCCACCAAGGCGACCGCCTCCTCTGCCCAAGAGGATGTCGTGGTCAAGGGCCGTGCGCTGGAGAAGCCGGTCGAACAGGCCCGCATGGGCAGCACCAAAGCTGTTCATGACAAAATCCACGCGGCCCTTGCGGACGGTCGCGCCAAGGCTCGGGATCACAAGCCCGGCTCGGTCGATCACTCGGATGCCAAGATCGTTCCGAACATCGGCCAGGCCCGGGCGCAGTCCTCGGAAGAAATCCGGCAGGATCAGGAGGATCAGAGCGGGGCCGGCAATGTCGCTCAGGCGGCGCCTTATCCGGGCAATCCGCACGATGCCCAGGTCAAGGCCATTCTGGCATCCGAACGCTCCCGCGATTCCGGCGAGTTCAACACCGAGGACCTGACCGGCACCAGCGTGGACGGCGACGGCCAGACGGACACGGTGAAGGTCCGCCTGCTCTATGACTGGTGGGACGGTCAGGGCGTCCGCCATCCGCTTAACAGCATTGTCGAGGTGGCGATGAATGACGGGCGCAATCTCGTCGATCAGCGCAAGGCCGAGCGCACCGATCCGCTGCGCTGATGACAATCCGCGATCCGAACGGCTTCACGCTGGTTGACCACGATCCGAAAACGGGTCGCTCGGTGTGGAGCTATTTCGACGGGGAAAAGGACGTTTACCGGATCGACTATCCGGTGGACGAGACAATCAAGGAAAACGCGGAGGCGAGAGCTTCCGCGGCTTCCAATTGGAAGGGTGACTATCACCGCATCGCCTCTATTCCGCTCAATATCGTTCACGGTTCGGGCTTTGCGGAAGCAATTACCCAACAAGACAATAAGTGGCTTAGCCGGTTCCTGAATGACGTCGACAACCGCGCGTGGCGAACCAAGGACGGGACGGTCTGAAATGGCAAGAGTCATTATGGCTGTGTGCATGACTGAGGGCGGGCTTTACTGCCCGGACAAGCGCCCGGACGCGCCTATTCGTTTCTTCTCTGATCGTACGATAGAGGACGGCATTGCAGCGCGATTTACCGGGTGCGTTCGGCGCGGGCGTATGTCTCGTAAGGAAGCTCGCCTTGTCCGTAAAGCGGCGGTGGCGAACAGATTGGCCGGTAAGGTCTGATGGCTATTACAACCTATGGCCAGCTTGTTTCCGCTGTCACCGAATGGCTGGCGCGCGACCAGGATACAACGCTGGTCTTGCGCATTCCTGATTTTATCACTTTGGCGGAAGCCAAGCTCAATCGAGAACTGTTTGTTCCTCAGATGGAAAAACGGTCCACAACGACCGTCGATACGACGAGCGATGAGCCGGAATTCATCTCGCTGCCAACCGACTTCCAGAGCATGATCAGCCTTCGGTTATCCAATGTTACCGGCAAGCCGCCGCTGCGGTTTCTTGGCGCGGCTCAGGTCGATAGTCTCAGGTATCGCTCCAACAATGTAACAGCCCAGCCCGCGGCCTATACGATTATAGGCTCCGAAATCGAGTTAATCCCGACGCCGGGGCAGGATTACACCATCGAGATGGTTTACCGGGCGATCATCACGCCTCTTAACGTCGATAACACGTCCAATTGGCTGCTGCTGCAAGCGCCCGACGTTTATCTTTACGGAACACTTCTGGAAACCGCGCCATATCTGAAGGAAGATAGTCGCATTCAAACCTGGCTTTTGGGGTTCAAGAGCGCAATTGACGGCTTGAACCGAATGCGCGCCCGGCAGAGTTGGGACGCTGCGCCGGCCGGGGTTAGCTTGCCGGGCTGCACCCCATGACGACGTGGACCCCCAAGACGAAGCAGGACGAGACATGGGCCGAAGAGGCCGGGCTTGTCCGCGTGTTCGATCCGCATGTGTTCGATCACTTGCCAATCTTCGATACGGGCCGGGCGAGCGGCACTTGGGTAGAGCGGACACGGCAACCTGAATTGTGGGCTGACCGCTGATGGCTGACGTTAATGTCGTTGTTCATCACAGCTCAACCACAGGGGCGGCGGCCAATCCGCGCGCGTTGGTCGATGGCCCGAAATGGGATGCGGCACATGTCGCGACGGTCACGGGTTTGGAGAATGTCGTCAATCTTGACACCACGAATCCGACGAACATCACCTTTACGCAAACCGGGACCGGCGCCACTCCGATAACATTGGATGCCATTTTTCGGGGAAAGATTTATATCCCGGAGATGTTCGGTGCCGCCCCGTCTCCTGCGGGTACGGCTGCATCTGGAGTTGCCGATAGCACGAGCGGCCTACAAAGATGCATTAATGAGTTGCAGAGGGTTGGCGGCGGAACGATGTTGCTCGGGCCCGGCGTTTACGCCTATTCCGATCTGCTTATTTCCAAAAAGAGCATTTACATCATAGGGAGTGGCGAGCAGGCCACCACGCTGTTGCACAAGCCGACCGCAAACGGTCAAGGCGTTCGTTTCGCCGATGCCAGTAACGATATTCTTTTCAATCTCGGCCTATTTAATCTCAGTATTGGCTCGGCCGATACCACGTATCTCAAGTATGCAGTCGATGCGCTCGACGTCTCGAACTTTCATATCGATCACGTCACGGTGGCCTTTTATCCGCAGGACGGAACGCTGTTTCGCGGTGGTGGCGGATCGACGGGGGTGCGGGTCAGGGGCCGCGAGAAGGGCACGGTAGAGAACTTCACCGTCTACGCCGAACAACCAATATCGATAAACATCAATCCGCATTCCACTATTTCGCTGGATAGTTGGGTATTCAAAAATCAGAACCTGATCGGCCATCTCGATACCAGCAGCAGCCTTCCTCTTATTCTTTGTCAGGATGGCATCAACGTCACCAATTCCTTCTTTTGCGGTACGCAAAACTGGAGCGGCGGGACAGACGGTTTCAAGTGGATTGCAACGACCGCAAGTCAGATCTCCGCAGGGCTGTATTTCTCCGGAATCAAATCGGAGCAGTCTCCGGATGCCGTCGCCGGTTCGACGGCCTACACCATCAATATTCAGACCAACACGGGGCTTTCCGGGCTTGTGATTGCCGAAAGCATCGCGGGTGACAGAAACGGGGTGAAGCTGCGCGGCGCGCGAAACCCCAAGATATCCGGCTTTACGTTTGGTCCCGTCATTCCCAATCTGCGCGGCCTCGATATCGATGCAACATGCGGTACGGTCGAGATTGGCGCCTGCACCTGGTACACGACCACAACTGCCTTGTTCGGCTCAGGTGCAACGCTGATAAACGCGGTGCAGAAGTCGGAAATTCCGGCTGGGATGAATCTCAGCAGCGCCATCCCGCCGCGGGCGTTCTACTCTACCGGGACGACCGAAACGGTTGGCAATATCACGCTTTCGACATCGGGTGTGGGCGGGGCGGCCCTTCAAATCGCGAGCGGCAAGTCGCCGTCCATCCAGAACAGTATCAACTTTATCGGAACGGACGCCAAGAACTACACGTTCCCGACCACCGACGCGACGCTGGCGCGAACTGATGCGGCGCAAACGTTCGCGGGGACGCAGACATTTTCGTCCACGATCGCCGGGAGCATTTCGGGTAGCGCGCCAGCGGGCTCGCTAACGGGCGCAACTCTAGCCTCCAATGTACTGGCGTCGTCACTGACTAGTGTAGGAACCCTGACGGGCGGTGCGACCGGCGGGGGCTTTACCGTTGCGCTGGGCACGTCAACGCTGACCGGCCAAGTCCCGCTGGCCAACGGCGGCACGGCGGCGAACCTCACCGCGAGCAATGGCGGCATTCTCTATTCGACGGCATCGGCCGGGGCGATTCTGGCCGGCACCGCCACGGCGCGGCAGATGCTACAGTCCGGCGCTACCGCGGCTCCGGCGTGGTCGACCGCGACTTGGCCGGCCACGACCACGATCAACCAGCTTCTCTATTCGAGTTCCGCCAATGCGGTCGCGGGGCTCGCGACGGCCAATAGCTCGGTTTTGGTTACAGACAGCGGCGGGGTGCCGTCGCTGTCCACGACGCTGCCGAACATCGCGCACGGCACCCCGACGTCGATCACCTTGACGAATGCGACGGGCACCGCGGCGAGCCTCACGGCCGGCAACGCCACCAACACCGCGATTACCGACGACACTACCACCAACGCTACGATGTACCCGACATGGGTCACGGCCTCCACCGGCAACCTGCCGCAAAAGACATCCAGCACCAAGCTGTCGTTCAATCCCTCGACCGGCAACCTGATCTCGACCTCGTTCGGCAATATCGCCCTTTCAACATCGAGTGTGGCAACTGCAGCCTTGAATATCGGCAGCAGCAAGTCGGTTGGCATCAATAATTCACTGACGCTCAGCGGCACGGACGGAACGACGCAAACATTTCCGACCACCAGCGCTACGATCGCACGGACGGACGCTGCGCAAACCTTTACCGGAGTGCAGACCTTTACGAATCCGATCGTTGGCACTCAGACCGCGAACGACAACTCCACCAAAGCCGCCAGCACAGCCTACGCGGACGCCATCGCCGCGCTAAAAGCAAATCTGGCTAGCCCGATCTTCACGGGCACCCCGGCAGCTCCAACAGCTGCTGTTGACACCAATACGACGCAGCTTGCGACAACTGCAATGGTGTTGGGACAAGCTGCATCCGCAACGCCACTGATCAACGGGACTGCTACAGTCGGTACATCGACCCGCTATGCGCGCGCGGACCATGTGCATCCGACAGATACGACTCGCGCGGCGCTGGTCTCTCCGTCGTTCACGACGCCATCCCTCGGGGTCGCAACCGCCACATCAATCAACGGCGTCACGCTGGATAACAATGCTTGGACCGCATATACGGCCACGCTAAGTAGCGTGGCCGGCGGGGCCATAGGCACGCCGACAAGCACGGCGGGCACTTATAAGCAGATTGGCAAAATTGTTTACTATCGGGTCAAGATTGTAATGGGCGCAAGTGGCCTCGGGACAGCCACGCAGATCGCAATCAGCCTTCCCGTTACCGCTGTCGGCGATAACGAATTAACCGCAAAAAACATCACGTCAGGTCTTGGTGGAACCGGATCGATCGGCGAAGTGTCGCAGACCGTGGCGCTGCTGCAAACTTCAGCCGGCGCGAGGCTGGGTGGCAACAATGACACGATGGTGATTTCAGGGAGTTATGAGGCGTAAGCCCTGACCCAGCTTAACTAGGGATCGAGAAAATAAAGTCGCGTGCAAATAAATTGTTGGCGAAATGGCTCTCTACCAGGTGAGCGAAGATGGCGCCTGAGACGGCGCCAGTTGCCACAATCAAAAAAGCTCTTAGCATTTTCATTTGACAATCCTACCACTGCAACCCCGCCGCGAACAAGGTGTTTCTGACAATGCCATTGCTTCCATGGGGGGAATACAAACCTGACGTTTCGGATTATGAAGCACAAGCAACGCGCAACATCAACAATGTCATCCCGAGGGGCGACGGGTACGGGCCGTTTCAGGACTTCTCGATCTACACCGGGGCAATGCCAGCCGCAGCGAGGGGCGCGTTCTATGCGCTTAAGTCGGACGGTACTTCGGTTACCTTCGCAGGAACGACCACCAAGCTCTACAGGCTGAACAACACCGATCTGAGCTGGTCCGATGTCTCGACGGGTGGCGGCTCATATGCGGCCCTGTCGTCATCGGCACAATGGCAGTTCGCGCAGTTTGGCAATCTTGTCTTTGCAACGCAGGCCAATGCCGTCCTGCAGGTTTACAATCTGTCGTCCGGGGTGGATTTCCAGCCCTGTGCCGGTTCACCTCCGCAAGCGTCCTACATCAGCGTGGTGGGCAGGTTCCTGGTTCTGTCCGGACTGTTGTCGAACCCGTACCGAATTTTTTGGTCTGGATTGAACGCAACCACGACATGGACGGCCGGCGTCAACAGCAGCGACTTTCAGGATTTCGCGGATGGCGGGATCGTCCGCGGCGTGGCGGGTGGGGAATCCGGTGTCATCTTTCAGGATCAGTCGATCCGCCGCATGTCCTATGTGCCGGGCTCGCCATTGATCTTTCAAATCGACCGTATCGCGGAAGCAAAAGGCCTGTACGCGCCTTATTCGATCATCAGGGCAGGGGAGCGGATTTTCTTTTACGCCAGCCAAGGTTTTCAGAAGATCGAGCCCGGCGGCGTGCCGGTCCAGATCGGGCGGGAAAAGACTGACCGCACTTTTCTTGCCGATCTGGACAAGGCAAACCTGCAGCTGTTCATGGGCGCCGCTGACCCGCGAAGCACGCGGATTTATTGGACCTATAAATCGATCTCCGGGCAAACCGGACTTTACGACAAGATGCTCGGGTACGATTTTTTGATGGAGCGGTTTTTCCCGGTTTCAATGACGGGGGAATGGCTGCTCGGCATTTCGCAAACCGGACTGACACTGGAAAACCTGGACGCGATTTCCGGATCGATCGACGCGCTGACGCTATCGCTCGATGCTTACGCAACAGCGGTGCAGCCGGAATTAGGACAATTCTCCAGCGCTCACAGGCTGGGTTTCTTCCGGGGCAACAACCTGGAGGCCACGCTGGAGACTGCGGAGCAGGGCGGGGACGGGATCGGCATCTTCTGCAATGGTTTTCAGGCCATTACAGACGCAGCGACGCATTACGGCTCCGGCTCTTATCGGCAAACTGTTTCGGCCCCTGCTACCTCAGGCCCGGAAGTTCTTGTTAACAGCCGCACGGGGCGTTGCGATTTCAGGCGGGACGCCAACTTGCAACGGTTCAAGGCCCGCATTCCTGCCGGCGAGTCGTGGACATTTTGCGCGGGTGTTCGGCCGGATATCAAAGGGGGATCGGCGCTATGACGGTCTATGTGCCCGGTCTGAACGAAACCGATCCGAAGAAGCAAAACCTGTCTTTGCAGCAACTCGCGGCGGGCCGGTCTAACGCGGTCGGGACTGTCACGCTTACGCCGAGCGCGGCGTCAACCACAGTGAATGACATGAACTGCGCGGCGGGATCGGCAATCCATCTCATGCCGACAACCGCGAATGCCGCCGCGGCTCTCGCGACCACGTATTTCCCGACTGTATCGAACGGCTCTTTTGTCATCGCGCACGCGAACAATGTGCAGACAGACCGCGTTTTTCGCTATGCAATTGTCGGTTGATCTTGTCTGCGTTCCACCGTCCGACGTTCACAAGATATGGCTGCAGGCAAAAGGATTGATCCGCGCGGCTATAGAGCGAACAGGCCTAGGCGAGTTCTCCGAAATCGAAACTGACGTGCTCCGCGGTGATCAGCTTCTCTGGCTGGCGATCTCCGATCATATCGAGGCAGCGGCGACAACATGGCTTGTCAAGACACGGGACAGGCCGGTTTTGGTTCTAACTGCCTGTAGCGGCTTGCAGCGCGAGCGATGGCTACCGCTGTTTGCACAAATCGAAAAGTACGCAAGGGCCGAGGGTGCAAAATGCATCCGCATCTATGGCCGCAAGGGCTGGCAACGTGCGCTGACCGGGTTCCGCGTTGAACACGTGATTATGGAAAAGGCACTCTGATGGGCGGCAAATCCGAACAAAACAGCACGACGCAGCAGACCCAAAACCAGACGCAGAACTCTACGACCAATCCATGGGCCGCTGCGCAGCCTGCCTTGCAAGGTATCCTCAGTCAATTGCAGGGCGGGCTTGGCAATACGGCATTGACTGGCGTGGAGAACAATGCGCTCGGCACGCTGCAAAGCAATGCGAGCAGTTTCGGCTCAACCTGGGCGCCACAGATGGCCAACTATGCCAAGTCGCTGTTCAGCGGCGGCGGGGCTACGGATCAGGCGCCGGGGCTGCAGGCGGGATTGTCTGACTTTCGAACCGCGCTCGGCGGTGCAAGCGGCACGGCCGGGCAGACATTGGCCGACTACAGCAGGCGGCTTTCC